AGTATGGAGATTGGGGACAGTTTCTTTGTGGAGGGTGGTGGCATCCAGAACATCTGTAACCAGAACTACAGGACGGGTAAGAAGCTTGGGATGTCGTTTATTGCGAGAAAAGAAGAAGGAGGGGTACGAGTGTGGCGTACAGCATAAGACAGGGTGTCAGGATTTATCAGGGAAACAAAACCATTAAGTGCGAACCTACCAATTGGTTTCCGCATTGGATTAAGCCGGAGCATAAGGGTGATTATGTGTTGGGGTCAGATAGGTTTCATTTCATGAATCATTGGGACGGGAAGATGTGGAGAAGGTATGACGGCAGCCCTGCTCCTGACCAAAAGTTGATGTGGTGTGGGTGGACGGGGAGATATTTATGAATGCAAATGTTAAGGGTGTGAATGTCTTGTTTGACTATTTGATAAACAAGTTCAATTTAAAGAATGACAGGGAGCTGGCGCAGAAGTTAGGTGTGTGGCCTGCTGCTGTATCTAAGGCTAGGCACGGCAGGATGAATATTGGCTCTATCTGGATACTGGTTATCCATGAGGAGTTTGAGCTTCCCATTAAAGACATTAAGAGGATGCTAAATGGAGCTTAAGTGGCTTGAGAACAGTCTCTTTGTAGACGTAATGGACCAGTACCTTATCTGGCGGCTAAATGACTTGATTGAGTATGACTTGGACCCCAAGGTAAGAAGGGCTTGCTTTACCTTGAAGGCTTATATGGAAGCACCGGAGACTGAAGATGACTGAAGCAATACAAACCATGATGCCTCTCGCAATGGAGGATGTTAAAAAAGCCTATATGGAGCGCGTATACGCTATGACCCATGCCGAGCTATTCCATGAGCTAATGCGCGTGCATACCGAGTCTGCAAAGCTCTTGCAAGAGGCTCAGGCTGAGAACGAGCGTCTAAAGGACAGCCTTGACCGACTCCAGCCCAATTGATAAGTACAAAGAGGAATTGCAACTATCTCGGAAGATACTGAAGACCGAGATGGGCAATGCCATCCGTGCTATTAAGGCCGAAGACAAACGTGAGCTTGTAGCGCGCTGGAAGCGTGATTATTCTGCATCCCTTGCGGCAGAGCTTCTGAGAGTCGCTAAAGACCCGGAAGCAAGATACAGAATTGCTAATTGGAATCTGACAAGCTTTGATGAACAAAGGCGAAAGGCCAGATGAAGTTCAACCTTAAACAGTTTTACCACTTTTGCGCCCAACTAAAGATTGAGACAAAAGAACAAGGCTTGCGGAAGATGGATAACCTTCTGGGTACGCAAACCTATGTCATGGACCAAATCGCTGATGGCTTGGCGAACGACATCCATTTCTTTGTCATCCTGAAGGGGCGGCAGCTTGGCATAACCACTATCTCCCTCGCCCTCGACCTTTACTGGCACTTTATACACAATGGATTACAGGGGACTCTTACCACAGACACCGAGGAAAACCGAGATATGTTCCGAAGCACCCTCGCCATGTATATGGAGGGTCTGCCAAAAGAATACCGTATACCCTTGGTCGCTCATAACCGTAACCAGCTTTCCCTCAAGAACCGAAGCCGCCTCTTTTATCAAGTCGCAGGGCTTAGAGCAAAAGGCTCACTTGGCCGTGGTAAAGCAATTACCTTCCTACATGGCACCGAAACTAGTTCGTGGGGGGACGAGGAAGGATTAGCCTCATTGCTGGCCTCGCTTGCCCAGACCAACCCTAACCGCCTTTACATATTCGAGTCCACTGCGCGGGGATTCAATATGTTCCACGATATGTACGTCACCGCTAAGAGGGCTTTGAACCAGAAGGCCATCTTCTGCGGCTGGTGGCGCAATGAGTTTTATTCTGCTGCTCCAGACTCCAATGTTTATAAAGTCTATTGGGACGGGAAGTTAACGACTGAGGAAAAGGAATGGACGCGGGATATTAAGAAGCTTTACAACTTTGAAATTAATTCCCGCCAGTTGGCGTGGTGGCGCTGGATGATGGAGGAAGGCATCAAGGATGATTCCTTGATGTATCAGGAATTCCCGCCCACTGAAGACTATGCGTTTGTTATGACGGGTACAAGTTTCTTCTCGAACTCCCGCTGCACCGATGCAATGAAGTTGGCTAAACAAATTGATTACGACTGCTATCGGTATGTGATGGGCGTAAACTTCCAAGACACGGAAGTAAAGAAGTCTACCGAGAAGATGGCAACATTGAAAGTTTGGGAGGAACCCGTTGACACAGCTTATTACGTTATTGGTGCAGACCCTGCTTATGGTAGTAGTGATTGGGCTGATAGGTTCTGTATCCAAGTCTTCCGTTGCTATGCCGATGGAATGGAGCAAGTGGCTGAGTTCGCTACGCCGGAAATGAACACCTACCAGTTCGCGTGGGTCATTGCTCACCTTGCTGGCGCTTACAAGAACTCAACCGTCAACCTCGAAGTTAATGGTCCGGGTCAGGCCGTCATTAATGAGTTGAACAACCTGAAACGTCAGGCTGTCGCCCTTGGCGGCAAAATCTCTAAAGACCTGCTTGACGTTCTAGGCTCCATGCAAAACTACATCTGGCGGCGTAACGACAATATGGGTGGCTTGTCCAACTCGATTGGATTCTTGACGACCGCAGCCACCAAAGAGCGCATGATGAATTACATGAAAGACCTCTTTGAACGCGGAATGCTGGCTATTTATTCCGAAGACACCATTGACGAGATGAAAACTATCGTCCGGGATGGCGGCAGTATTGAAGCCTCTGGACGCAACAAGGACGATAGAGTCATTGCTTGCGCCTTGGCTTGCGTCGCTTTCTCCGAGCAAGTCCAGCCTAAGTTAATTGCCATGAAGTACACCCGCGAGATAGCACGGGCGCAGGATGAGAAGACCGCAGAGCAAGTGGCTGTCGGCAGAAGTGTGGCGAGCTACTTAAAAGCAATAGGGGTTTATGGTGCATGACCAGCTAACGATAGTCTCTGTCTATGGACATGGGGACGGGTCAGCAACGATTCCTTCCATTTCCAAGAGCATGAAAGAACTCCCCGGCGCACGGGGATTACTTTTATCTATCGAGAAGCCAAAGAAGCTGCCTGAACACATTGAGTGGCGACGTATTTACCCGCTGGATTACCGGGGTTACTCGACCTTCATGATTCACTGCTTGTATGCGTTCATTGAAACAGACTTCTGTTTGGTGGTGCAGGACGATGGATGGGTTTTGGACGGGAACAACTGGAAACATGAATATTACAACTATGATTATATTGGTAGTGTTACTCATGCTGGTCTGGTGGGCGACACATTGTATTTAGGCTTTACTTGGCTTGATAAGCCTGAACCCATCATTGTGATGAACGGCGGCTTTTCCTTGCGTAGCCGCGAGTTCTTGGAAGCTCCTAATAAGTTTGGCTTGGCACAAATGTATTCGCCGGAGATGAACATTTGGAACGAGGATGTTCAGCTTACCTGCTTGCGCTACAAGATATTTGAGGACTTGGGATTCAAGATTGCTGGCAAAGAGGTTGCTAAAGAGTTTTCTTTAGAGCATCTAGCTCCCATATTTCATGATGACTTGGACTTTACTAAGTTGTTGGGCCATCACTCCACGACAAGGAAATTAATTAAAGAGAACGAGATACTGTTGCCGCAGGGCGTGCAAGACTATTTCCGGGAATCTGAGTTCCTGTCGTTTCTTCAATCCAAGGGATACATACTGAACTATGTTGCAAAAGGTTCATACGAGGCGTGAGCTATACGCCATCATGAAGCGGTTTATCAAAAACCGTGAGCGCGGCATTTCTATGGACTTGTTTTCCGAGGTAGCCGGGCTTTCCAAGTTCACCATCCTTGATGTCTTTGTCTATTTCCGGGAACCACTGACCAAGAACGTCCAGCGCAGGGTGTCCAAGGCATATCAAGCATGGATGAACGGGGAAATAGCCATCATGCAGAACCGGGACCGCAGCAAGTTTGTGGAATACCGCCGGGAAGCTAAACCCAGAATCGTTCCTACCACTGGATTACAGATGGTTAACGGGAAGATAAAGATTAGCGTAGGTATGAAGAATATAGATGATTATTCGCAGCAACCGTTACTGAAAGGGGATAAAGATGCCGGTATTGCATGATTACAAATGTCCTAGACATGGCTATTTTGAGTCCATGAAGGCCAAATGTCCAATGAAAGACTGCCATGAGGAAGTGTTCGTGGTCTATTTGCAGCCACCGGGTCTGATGTCAGACAAAACCAAGAAGAACGACAAGACGGTTAAGCAACTGGCGATGGATTTTGACATGACGAACATCAAATCGACCAAAGAGGGAGAGAATCAGGCCGGTTTCTTTACCCGTAAGAACAAAACCTCAAAAAAGCAGCTTGAGAAGGAAGCCGCAGCCGCTGCCGAGCAGAATAGACAGCCCAGACCGGGCGATGCCGCTATTTGGGGAGGCGACAACCGTTATTCAATGAGCAATATGCTTAGAGGCGGGGCAATCAGGCCGGTTAGGGACGAGGCGGTCGGATTTAACCCCAAAGACGCAGGAAACTTGACAGGACCTAAGACAGCGAGTTATGTTGCCGACCATGAAAACTTAAAAATTAAGTAAATGAGGATACCTACAGGCGAAGTCGAACGGGAAGTCTTCTACCGCGACCTAATCGAGAAATGCACGGTATCCTTGCCAGAGCGCAAGGGTGATTACGCTACTCTGCGCTCTTGGTTTCTGTTTGGTTCTGGTCCTGATGACCAACCTGCGCTGTTCAACAAGATTTATCCGCACGTTGACCAGCTAACGTCTTTCCTCTATTCCGCAGAAACAACGCGCTTCTCAATTAATGTTGGCGCGTCAGTTGCCGACCAAGAACACATCAAAGTGCCTCGTTTAACGATGGCGCTTAATGATGAGTGGCTAAACTCTAATGCAGACCAAGTATTTAGTTCCGCATTAACGTGGGCGCTGGTTTTCAATACAACGTACATAAAGCTTGTAATGAATAATGGCATCCACCCCTATATGGTGGAACCAAGCTCAATGGGCGTATTGAGAGAAGACGTTTCCTATACGGACAGACAAGAAGCCATAGTTCAAACCTATTACATTACAAAGTCTGATTTATATAATCGACTTTATAGTCATCCGAAGCGCGACTCGATTGTCAAGCGCATCACAACCAATGTTCACACCAAGACCGATGACATACCTGAAGGTCTTGACCGCATCATCACCTCCCAAGTCAACCCCACCATTTACGGTAATGTCAACTTAGACCTGTACGGCATGAACCGTTACAAGGCACGAGTTGCAGAAGATACGGTCAAAATGTATGAACTGTGGGTCTGGAATGATGACATTCAGGACTATCAGGTTGTGACAATGGCCGAACCGGACATCTTTATTTATGACCGCCCGGGCGCGTCAGTGTTCTTGCGCGGTGAACTACCCTTTGTCCAGATTTGCCCGAACCCCCAATTTGACTACTATTGGGGCCAATCCGAAGTCCAGAAGCTGCTCTTGCTGCAAGGTCTGCGTAATACTCGCATGACTGAAATTCTGGATTTGCTATCTAAGCAAGTATCCCCGCCAAAGGTGTTCTCTGGCTTTATGGGTATTTCGGATGAGAAAGCTTTTGCCTTGAATCGCGCTGGCACCCATATCTCGTCAGATATGCCGAACGCCAAGGTGGATTCGCTGGCTCCAGAGATGCCATCTTCACTGTTTGAGGTCATCCATGAAGTTGACTCAATGTTTGCTGAAGCATCTGGAATATCAAGTGTTCTGTCTGGTCGTGGTGAGCAAGGTGTACGCTCCGCTGGTCATGCTTCTCAGTTGGCCCGTCTTGGAAGTTCTCGCGCAAAGAAACGTGCGCTAATTGTCGAGGACAGCCTTGAGAAAGTGGCAACCCTGTACCTGAAGCTGATGCAAGCCTACGACAACACGCATTACTTGGATGAGGAAGGCAATAAGTTCATTGCCGAGCAGTTCACCAAGGATTTCGTGGTCAAGGTCGATGCCCACTCGAACAGCCCAATCTTTACAGAAGATTCCCGTCAGATGGCCTTCAACCTGTATAAGGCTCAGGCTATTGATAAGGAATCTTTGATAGATTTGCTTGAACCTCCGATGAAGCAACTGTTGAAAGACAGATTGAAGAAAAAAGAGCAAAAGCAAGCGCAGCAGCCGCAGCAACCGCAGGGCAAACCTGATTTGAAAGCGGTAGGTGAATAATGGCAAACGGCAGACCAGATTACACGCCCAAAGCTGACCAACCAAGGGTCACGACCGGCGAGTTGAAGCGAACCGAAGCTCCGGCAAACATTCAGTACCGGGTGACGGGTATTAAGACGTTTAACCCCCGGCAATCCCGCAAGGAAGGCCGGATGTATACACGATAGGAGTACACCATGTACAAAAAGATGAAGCGCGGTCGCAAGACCCGTCGTTAATTCCCCCGCAAGGGATAGGGTATGGCTGACTTCCCTTTCTAAGTTGGCCGCTGCTAATGGAGACTACCATCATGGCACGCAAAGCACGCAAAGGTCGTAAAGGCCGCAAGTAATCCCTAGCGGATTAATCCCAAGGGGGAGGGGCAATACTCCCCCACTTGACAAGTTTCTATAGTCTGGTCTAATCACGCCGAACCAGACGATAAAGGATAGCTATGAGTGTCCCACCCGATAAGCTAATGGAATTGATTGGTCAGCAG